GAAGACGGCACAGTTCCGCAGTACAGCATTCATATTCGCGTAAAGCCGAAACAAGGCTTATCGATAAGTGAAATGGCTGAAGCGTTCAACGACAAAATCATTCCGGTCAATTACGGCATGAAGAAATCGGGCGATCGCAACTTAGTCATCCCATTGCCTGACCTGCATTTTGGCTGGACAACATTCGCCGATCTAAAAGACATGGTGAGCCAACTTAGAGAGATCATCATGGACGGCTACAACGAGATTGTGATCGAGCAATTGGGAGATCTGTTCCATAGTGATCAGATTCATGCAACACAAACGGTTAGAGGAACGCAACTAGATCACGCAAACATGCGTCAGGCATTCCATGATGCTGTGAAGTTGTTTGATCAGATTATTCCGCTGGCAATTGAATATAGCAATCGCGTCTCAATCAAGAGCGTTTTTGGCAATCACAGTGGAGATCTCGAATACGCTTTTCTTTATGCGCTGATAGATCGCTATCCACAAGTACACGTTGATCTCAATGACAGTAATCCGGCAACCGACTGGCGCTGTGCATACTTGCTAGGGCATGTTGGCATTATGCTCGCCCACGGAGATGTAGCCAAGGACAAGCTGACAGGGCTTTTTCCATTTGAGTACAAAAAGATATTCAATATGGCAAAAACTTACGAACTTCACTCAGGCCACTATCATAGCGAGCGGTTTAAAGATGATCGTGGCATTATGTGGCGCCAGCTTGGGACGGCAAAGCCAAATGATCCCTATGAGATTAAGAACGGCTTCACCACGGGAAAACATCTGCTGTATGCGTTCGTTTATGACGACACGCGATTGAGGTGTACTTATGAACTCAACTAATGCGATGAAGCGAGTCGAATACGGATATGTTAGCCACACAGAGCAAGTAATTATTGAAGAGCTAACAAGGGAAGAAAAAAGAATGCAAGCTGTGATTTATGTAAGACCAGGGTGCCAGAAATGTAGACATACAATCTTAAAGCTAGAGCAGGTAATGCCGGTGCAAACCATCACAGCAGACGCGGACGACTACGAGCGGTTCCGCAAGCTAGGCTATCGTTCAATGCCAGTAGTAACAGTCTACAAAGCAGACGGCACACACGATGAATGGTGCGACTTGCGGGTTGACAAGATCAAACAATACACGGAGGGATAAACATGCTATTCGATAATGCTAAAGGCCAAAGTAGGCAATTGTCTCACCGTCAGTTGCCTCTACCAGCACCAGTGCTACCAAAAATGGAAGGATCACTGCCAACTCGTGCCAATGCAACTAAGAAATACAAAGACAGTCTGATTGCCGAAGTTAACGAAGCCATTAATCAAGGAATTAATACTACATCCCCAATCTCAGTTGGCGTTTCCAAGTATAATCCAGCAGTCGTTAATGAAGTAATCAGTTTGCTAACGAAATCAGGATGGGATGTTACTGGTATAAACATTAACGGTTCCTATTCGACAATCATATTATCTTAGGAGGAATTACGCATGCTAAAAGTAGTGAAACGGCCAAAGGAATACATTGCAATCAAGGTACCGGAAGATTGCGAAGACGTAGGTAAGTTTGTCAGCAACGAGTTTAAAGAGAATGGTATCCCAATTAGAGTTAACGTTCGCTATGACAACAATGTCGTTACTACGTTTGGAGAAGGAAATGATCAGCATTTTGTGAAACAAGGCGATATGCTTGTAGCTGATTACAGTGAGCCGTTTGGATATGTGGTGCATGCAATGAGTCAGGAAGACTTCGACAAGAAATTCAAGCCGGTTGATGATCCAGTCAAAGGTTTTAGCACTACGATTAACGTTGATACTAAGCCGGTCTTGGATAGACTTAAAGAGATCAAGGCTGAAATGTCTACCAAGATAGAAGGCGTTGAGCTGCCTGCTCGTCCTGGATTCAGTGAGCCATTCATGGCGTATTTAAGAGCACTGACTGACTATCAGCAAAAGCAGGAGCGGTCATCACGGAACGCAAGCACTCCGCATGTTCGTATCGAATTCGATGACATTAATGATGTGCCACATGTTTGGATTGATGGCAAACGTCTTGGCGATGAATATCCGTTGAGAAGAATCAACCTCGAATGGAATACAAATGACGCCTATATCGAGCCTAAGCACTTTCTCATCGATTACTTCGATATGACCAAAGAAGCTGGAGCAGTTGCTGAACAGTATGGCCCTCAAACACAGCAGCGAGGGGTTGGCCAATCTAATGGAGTGGTACGACGCTCAAGCGCGCCAAGATCGGAGGAAGAGTAGCATGTGCAATTTCCTATTAGTGTGGGCAGTAATATACGTGCTGGCCAAGCTATTTGGCTTGATCGCATGGAGTTGGCTGTTAGTATTCATGCCGCTGATTGCTTGGATCATCTGGAACGTATTCCGGATCGGATTGGCAATCGTCATCGGATTGCATGAGGAATAGCACATGCGTGTGAAGGTATGCCGCAAGGCTGGATGCAACAATGTAATCCCGTATGATCAAGCAAACCCATACTGCGCTAAACACGCATCCCTGTATAAGCCTAACCATGCTGATGCCGCAAAGCACGTTAACCGTGACACATCATACTATGACAAGTACAAGCGCGACAAAGAGTCTGCTGCATTCTATAAGTCTAAGATATGGGAACACACCGCACGTGATGCTAAAGCTTATGCCTACTTCACTTGTGCATGTTGTGGCAAGACCTATGACAAGCCTGGCTATCTAGTCACTGATCACATCGTGCCTTTGAGAGTTGACAGAAGCAAGTGCTTAGACCATGACAACCTGTGGGTGCTGTGCAAAGGCTGTCACTATTGGAAGACACAGCTTGAGGACAAGATATATAAATCGCAATCACGAGTAGAAAATCTTGACACTGCGACAAAATGGACACGAGAAAAAATATCAACATGGATTCTCGCTCACAAAAAATAACGGGGGCCCCTATGTAGATCGCAGGGGACCTCACACACCAGTGTCCATTTGCCGCAAAACCAAATTTCAAAAAATTTCGGACTTTTTGAGCCTGAAATCCCGAAATATAGCCGTTTTAGTATAGAAAGGAGGCGTTTTTTGTGCCCGAAAATCACCCAAAATTGTCAATTTTACCCGCAAATTCTGATAAAAGTTGCTCTGATTACAACGATGATATGAAGGACATTCAGATCACACCTCCAGCTCATCTTGATGATGAAGCATCTAAGCTATGGAAAAGTTTGATACCGGAAATTAGGAAATTAGGGTATTTAAAAAAAGTCGATCAACCAGAGCTTGAAATGTATTGCGTCTATTATTCTATGTTTTTGAAATCAGAGGATCTTGTTGCTAATGAGGGAATGTGGCTGCAAGATAAGCTTGGCCAGTCAGCGAAGCGCTCTCCGGGAGCTGTTCAAATGGACTCTTGTGTGAAGAACATGAAGTCGTTAGGACATGATTTAGGTCTTACGTTTGATTCTGGACTACGCCAGATCACTGTTGAAGAGCCAGAAAAGCCTAAGCAAAATAGTCCATTGAAGGAGGTTGGGTTTGGTGCGGACGTTTGATTTTACCGGTGTGCAAGATATTCGCGGCTACGTAAAGCCGTACCAATCAGATTACCAAGGACTGTTTGATAAGTACCATGATCCAGGAACAAAATACGCTTATGACGTGATGTTTACGGATAAGTACATGACTGGTAGAGACGTTCAGCTGGCATGTATTCGGCACTTAAACGATTTGCTTAGAATTGGCAATGATGATTTCCCCTACCAATACAGCTCAGACATGGTCAATGCAATTGAATACTTTTCACGACTGCTGCCCAATCCAGACGATACCTCAAAGAAAATTCAGCCATTCAAATGGCAATCGTTTATCCTTGATAGCTTGATTGGCTGGCGAACCCTGGACAATGGCACCAGATTCACAACTTCCAATATATCTATTGCTCGGCAGCAAGGCAAGACTTGGCTTGCTTCTATCCTGATCAACTTTTATTACTTTGTAGTCTGCTGGAATGCGACATCACAGGACTTGCTAGTGGCCAGCTACGATAGTGAACATGCAACCAAGCTGTTCAATGACGTGTCTTTGCAGGCGAAGACAATTTTATCCCTGCCGGACTTTGCAGATGATGCTAGAGAGCGAGGCGTGGAAGCTCAAACCACGCAAGTTATTGCAAAAAACACTAAGAACACGATCCGAAAAGGTACCTCACAGGGCGGTGGCTTTGATAGTTTCCATAATGCAATCGCTGTTTATGATGAAATTGGTAACTTGAGGCCAGCACTGAATGAAACCTTAAAACAGATTACATCCGGTCAAAATGGCATCAAGAACCGAATGTTTGTCAAGATTTCAACAGCTTATCCTGACATCAAGGTTAAATTTAAGAATGATGAAGACGTAACTAGGGCTGCCATTGAGCATGACGCCGTTCGAGACGCTGACAACGTATTCCAAGTAATTTATTCTCAGGACTCGGAGGATGAGGTATTTGAATCCGAAACATGGGCAAAATCTAATCCTAATTTGATTGAGCTGCCTAAAAGCAAACGCGATAACCTTCAAAATGCCCTTAATCAAGATCGCAACGATAACGAACGTGAGGGAACACTTGAAACCTTCGTAAATAAGTCACTAAATCTGTGGAGCCGTCGCTTCCAGAACAGCTATCTGTCCCTGGACAACATTCAGCGCAGTATTATCGACCATTTTGATGTGAATGGACGTGATGTGTTCATCGGATTTGACGGATCGCAGACAAATGATAATACATCTTTTGGCTTCATTTATCCTTATACCGATCATGACAAACGCATGTTTCATGTTCAGCAGCACAGCTTTATTCCCTTCGCACAGGCAAAAACCATTGAAGCCAAATCGAAACAGGACGGATTAGATTACCTTAAATTGCAAGATGAAGGCTTTGTGGATATTACCAATCTTGCATCAGGCGTAATCAACACCGATCAGGTTTACCAGTGGTTAGTTGATTATGTTAATCAACATAAGCTCAAAGTAAAATTCATCATTGCTGATCCAAACCACGGTGAATGGCTCGAAAAGAAACTGGAGAATTATCAACCGCAGTGGCAATGGTTTCCTTTGCCTCCTACCTCGTTCAAGCTGAATGAGCCTACTAAGGACTTTCAGAATCTGTTTATTAATGGCAACATTTCGATGTTGAACGATCCGCTACTGATTGATGGGCTGAACAACGCTGTGTTGGTAGAAGATCGCGGCGGTTCGGTCAAGATTGACCGTCAAAATCGCACGAGTGATCATATTGATACGACTGATGCGCTTATTAATGCTCATGCGCAGGCAAAATTCTACTTCGAAAACTATCATGATGAGGGATATAACCCGTTGAATGATTTGGACACGCAGGGGAAACGTGACTTTTTCAAGGCAATGTTTGGAGGTGGTAAATAATGGCAAAGATTATTAGCAATTTATTTAGCAATTGGGGCACAGTGATGCTGTTCGTCATTGGCTTAGCACTGATTGCAGTGGCGGCATTCACCTTTAATGTTGTTATTGGTTATCTAGTTGCAGGCTTTGAGCTGTGTTTAGTTGCTTACATTCTAGACAAAGAAAGGGGGTGAAGTTAAATGGGACTTCTAACCCCTAGAAATTTCAACAAACGTAATGCCAAAAATATGGTTTATCCAAGTAATCCTGCGTTTTTCACGACCACGGTTGGCGGCATGCAGCTGTCTTATGTTTCAGCGCTATCTGCTCTGCAGAACACCAATGTCTATAGCGTGATCAATCGTATTGCGAGCGATGTTGCCTCGGCACACTTTAAAACTGAAAATACTGCAACACTGAACCGACTTGAAAGCCCTAGCAGCTTGATAGGCCGGTTTTCTTTTTGGCAAGGTGCGTTGATGCAACTTTGTTTGTCAGGCAACGACTATATCCCGTTAGTTGGGCAGAATCTGGAGCATATTCCTAACTCTGACGTCCAAATTAACTATTTACCAGGCAATATGGGCATTGTTTATACGGTTTTAGAGAGCAATGATCGTCCTCAAATGGTGCTTAGGCAAGACCAAATGCTGCATTTTAGGCTCATGCCTGACCCGCAATATCGATATTTGATTGGTCGATCGCCTTTAGAAAGCTTACAAAACGCCCTTAATTTGGACGATAAAGCCTCGAAAAGTAACATGAGCGCTATGGAAAACCAGATTAATCCTGCCGGAAAGCTTACAATCAGCAACTATTTAAGCGATGGTAAAGACTTAGAATCGGCTCGTGAAGAGTTTGAGAAGGCAAATACCGGTGATAACTCCGGCCGCTTGATGGTTTTACCAGATGGGTTTGATTACACCCAGCTTGAAATGAAGACGGATGTATTTAAGGCCTTGGCTGACAATTCAGCATACTCTGCTGACCAAATCTCCAAGGCCTTTGGTGTACCCAGCGACATTTTGGGTGGTGGCACTTCAACTGAAAGCCAACATTCAAACATTGACCAGATCAAGGCAACATATCTGGCGAACTTAAACTCATATGTAAATCCAATCGTGGATGAGTTGCGTTTGAAGATGAATGCACCTGACCTTGAGCTAGATATTAAAGACATGTTGGATGTTGACGACTCAACACTTATCAATCAGGTATCAAATCTTGCTAAGTCTGGGGTGCTAGGTGCAGAACAAGCACAATTCATACTCACCCGGTCTGGTTTTTTGCCAGATAACTTGCCTGGGTTCGAGCCACTTACTACACAAGTGAAGGGAGGTGATGACAAGTGATTATTCCTGTTAAGGGCTACATTACAAGCGATGATTATGCCCCTATTTATCGTGATTGGTTAGGAATGACTGTAACATCTCCATCCGATATTGTTCAATCACTTCCAAATGACGGGTCTGATGTTGTATTAGAAATCGCGTCAGATGGCGGGGAAGTTGACCCAGCTACAGAAGTATGCAACGCACTGCGTGATTATAAGGGCAATGTAACGGCAAAGATCGTATCAAACGCATACTCTGCTGCAACAATTGTTGCTATGGGGGCCAATAAGGTTCAGATGGCGCCAGGTGCCAAGATGATGATTCATCGAGCATCAAGTGATGCTAGTGGAAACTCTCATGAGATGGATGCTGCTTCTGGCATGCTGCAAACTACCGATAGCGCAATTGCAAGCCTGTACTCTGCAAAGACTGGGAAACCTGCCAATGACTTTTTGGCATTGATGGACAAAGAAACTTGGCTAGACGCTGATCAAGCTGTCGAATTAGGATTGGCAGATGAAAAGCTAGATTTCGATACGCCAATTGTAAATGCGGTGGGCCCAATTATTCCACATCAAGCAGTTCAACGAATTAAGAATCTGAAAGATGAAAATGAAAAGCTACGTAGTCAACTTCCAAAGCAGAACGATCTGCTAAACAAGAAGCTGGCTATTTTTTATGAAAAAAAGGAGGTCCAATAATGGACAAATTACAAACGCTTTTTAATGAAGTTAGTGCCAAGTGTGCCGACCTCAATGCTCAGCTCAACGCCAAGTTGCAAGATGAAAATGCATCTGTGGATGATTTTCAAAAGATCAAGGATGACTTGACCGCTGCCAAGGCACGTCGGGACGCTATTAACGATCAGATTAAGGCACTGGAGGCCGAAAAGCCGGCAGAACCAAAGACTGAGCCCAAAGATGACGGCAGCAAGAAAGGCACTGACCTGTCCAAAAAGCCAATTGACGCCAAGAAGAAAGCTATCAACGACTTCATCCATAGCCATGGCAAGGTGATTGATGCAACCAGTCAAGTTACTTCGACCGAAGCAGGTGTGCTGATTCCGGAAGAAATTATTTATGACCCTACCGCAGAAGTAAATTCGGTTGTGGATCTGTCTACCTTGGTTACCAAGACCCCAGTTACCACTCCCAAGGGCACGTACCCTATTTTGAAACGGGCAACTGATCGTTTTTCAAGCGTGGCAGAATTGGCCGAAAATCCCAAACTTGCTGAGCCTGAGTTCAATAAAGTTGATTGGTCTGTAGGAACATACCGTGGCGCAATCCCTCTGTCTGAGGAAGCTATTGCTGATTCAGCAGTGGACTTGACCGCACTTGTTGGCCAGTCCATTAACGAGAAGTCTGTCAATACTTACAACGCGATGATTGCGCCTGTATTGCAGTCATTCACGGCCAAGAAAACAACCACTGATACTCTGGTAGATAGCCTTAAGCACATCCTTAACGTTGATCTTGATCCAGCATATAGCCGTGCGCTTGTGGTTACTCAGTCTTTGTTCAACACGCTTGACACTTTAAAGGATAAGAACGGCCGCTACTTGCTTCATGACGCCTCCGATTCTATTACTGACGGAACTGCAAAGGGCACAATCCTTGGTGTTCCCGTATATGTTGTTGGTGATACTCTTCTCGGCTCTCTTGCAGGTGATCAAAAAGCATTCGTTGGTGATCTGAAGCGTGGTGTCCTGTTTGCAGACCGCCAGCAAGTCACTCTGGCATGGGAGGACAGCAAGATTTATGGGCGTTATCTTGGTGCCGCATTCCGATTTGGCGTCCAAAAAGCTGATGCCAATGCCGGCTATTTTGTAACCAACACAGATGCTGCATCTGGTCTTGGTAAGTAATACGATTATTGGTCGCCTAAGAAATAAACAATTCGCCGATAATGACGGGCGGCTATTAAGGGAGGGCTGAATATGACAGACAAGTCCCTTGCTGGTCTGGGAGTCACCTCGGAAGACATGCAGCAATACCTTAATCTTGATACCAATGGGGATGCTTCGGTGCTTGCCGATATGATCAGTACCGCAGAAGAAGCAATAATTGGGGCCATCGATGACACGATTGACGTTGGTATATACAGGAAATATCCATTGTTTAACCAAGCTGTACGTGTATTGGTGGACTTCATGTATTACTCACGAGGCACACTATCTGACCAAAGCAAGGCCTATCCACCCAGCTATGCTTACATGATCAACAGTATTCGCTGGAAGATTCAGCGCGATCAAGCAGCAAGGGCTGGTGGGACTGATGGCTAAATTTAAAGTAGCCGATTTCAGCCGCAAGGTTGATCTCGGATCTCCAAAATCACACACGACTGGTGCTGGCCTTAATATCACTAGCTTTGTTCCGGCTTATAGTCTGCATTTCAAACAGCAAAATAGGACACTCACCCAGCAGTACACGCTTGTGGGCACACGTTTGGACAATTCAATCACTATTATAGTCCGTCACGACACTAGAAATGCTAGTCAGAAACAGGCACGCCTTGATGGTATTGTGTATGATATTTCAGACATTAGCCCGGACGACAGTAACGATGCTATTCGTTATGACTATCTGACCTTAGTAAAAACAACTAAGGGGGCATAACCGTGGACATGGATGAGGCACTTGGCCAATGGCTTAAGCAAGTATCAAAGGCCGCACAGCTTTCTATATCTGACCAAGAGAAGATTACCAAGGCTGGTGCTGATGTTTACGCCAAGAAGCTAGCAGAGACCACCAAAGAAAAACACCCAGACACAAAAGGTAGCGGTGGCAAGTATGGGCATCTGAGCAAGGACATTAGTGGTAAAAAAGGCGATATTGACGGTGATCACAATGGTAGCTCAACGGTTGGATTTGGTGATAAGGCATTCGTTGCACGTTTCCTTAATGATGGTACAAAGAAAATTCACGGTGACCATTTTGTTGATAATGCCCGTGACGATGCCAAAGATGCTGTATTTGCAGCCGAGCAAGAGGAATATGAAGCAATTATCGCCAAGTTGAATGGTGGTGGAGACAAATGAGCGCTGTAGATGATGCGGTAACGATGCTTACCCAAGCCAAAATTGCCAATATTGATGCAGTTAAAGGAAACAACTTGCCGCAAGAATTAGTCGATAATCTGAACACAACAGTCGTGCTGATTACTGATGCTGCTGATGATCCTACTGCCCATGGTAACAATGATTTCTGGGCATTAAATCAGGAAGTGGAAGTACAGATTTGGTACTCACAATTGCTCGATTCTGATCCTGAGGCCATTGAGATCGCCATGATGAAGGCTTTTACTCATCAACATTGGCAGGTAGCGGCCGTCAGGCAACGAACATTTGACCCAGACATAAAGCAACTTTTTAACACATTTTATTTCAGTAGAACAAAGAATATTTAGGAGGCATTCAAATGGCAACAGTAGGTTTATATCAAATCCAGCTAGCTTTGGTTGATGCACAACAAAAGTTAATTTCTGGCGCTGATACAGGACTAAGCACAGACGGTATCTATACTGTCGATCACAAGGACTTGGGCACCAAGACGGCCAACATTACTGGTCTGGCAGGTACAATCGCTAAGATCTATGGCAACAACAACGTGCAAGACGTTACCGTTGGTACTTCAGAACCAACAGTGGCTTTGGATATTAACAACTTGGATTACAAAATCAAGCAGCAAATCAAGGGCTTTGTCAGTGATACCAAGGGCGGTTATACGGATGAGAATTTGAAGGCTCATGTGGCCTTGCTTATTACCACTCAAACCATTGATCGGACGCATTTTGTCTATTATGGATTTGGCGATGGCATCATGACCGAAACCGCAGCTAACATTCAGACTGATGCGGCAGCAGAACAACGTGTAGATGACACTTTGACTTACACAGCGCTTTCTACTGTGGCCTTTAAGAATCAGCCATACAAGATTTACAGTGACCTTGATTCTAAGTTTGATAAAGCCAACATGTACAAAGAAGTGTTTGGCGGATACGTATTGTCACCCTCATCATTAGGCAAATAAGCCGGTGCTGACAGACGCAATCTGACACAATTTCATAGCAACAACTGATGAATGGCTCACGAACGTGCGCTATTTTTTATGCTCGAAAGTCGCTTTCTGGTGAACTTGGTGGTGTCCGATTCACCACAGCGACCTTATCAAATACAAAGGATGGTATTACAAATGAAAATTAAAGTTAGCCAACTTAGCAATCGTGTACATGAAGTTAAGACAACCAATCGTAACATGGAAAAGATGTACGACTTACAGTTACTGATGGCCAAGGCTGATGATATTGCCGATATGGAACCGGTAGAAATTATTAAGGTTCAACGCGATATGTTGCATGACTCAATCGATTTCTTGACAACAGTTTTAAATCTGAACAAGCAAGAAACGGAAAAACTTGGGGACCTAGAATTTGCCGACACTATTCAGGCAGTTAATTACACTTTTGAACGCATGATGGGCATGAGTGATGAGGATATTGACTTAGCTGCCAAGAAGCAGGATGCCAGCAAAAGCAAAGATTAATCCAGCCGTAAAAGTTTATGAGCTTGAAAATCAGCTACAGGACTTTAGATGGATGAAAAAGCAAGCAGTCATGTATTTCCACTGGTCAATGCAGGATTTTGATGATGCTGATTATTTTGAAATGTTGGAAATGATGTCCGCCAAGGATAAGAAAGACCGGCCAATTGATCCGGCAATCATGTGGAAGCAATACCAAGAGAAAGGGTGATTAAAGTGGCACAACAAATTAACGCAACAATGAGCACCAAGATTGCCCTTGATCTATTGTCGGCAAGCGAATCCGTCAAATCATTAACAGCGGTTGTTCGCTCGAGTCAAAATGCTTGGAAAGCTCAAGAGGCGGAGATGAAATCCGCTGGTGATGCAGTTGGCGCTGCTCAGGCTAAGTATGACGGCTTGGGTAAGTCCATTGAGTCACAACAGGCTAAGATTGACGCTCTCAAAACCAAGCAAGCTGAGTTGAAGGGCAATACTGCCGATGTTGCTCAACAGTTTTTAAAGTATCAGCAACAAATTGATGGTGCAACTAAGCAACTGGCCAGTATGCAATCTCAGCAAGACCGTGCCAAGCAAGCAATGGACTATCAAAAGTCTGGGTTAGCAGGATTACAGCAAGAGTACACAGCAGCTGCACGTGCCAACCAAGCTTATGTGACTCGCTTAGAGGCTGAAGGCAATCAGCAAGAAGCGAACAAGGCCAAGATGGAAGGCTATAAGTCATCCATTACCAATCTGAATGAGCAGCTGTCTAAACAGTCAGCTGAGTTGGATAAGATTGCCAGTGCTAGTGGCAAGGATTCAGACGCATGGCGTACACAGAAGACGCGGGTTGATGAAACAGCTACCAGTTTAGCAAAAGCTAAGTCTTCTATGACTGGCCTGCAAACTGAAATGGATAAGGCTAACCCATCTGTTTTCAACAGAGTTAAGGAAGCTATATCGGGAACAAACAAGCAAGCCGAAAAGACACCGGGTTTGCTTCACAAAATTGTTGAGGGTGGCTTAATCACCAATGCCATTACGAGCGGCTGGCAACGTCTAAGCTCAAGCATTACTGGCACGGTAAAGTCTGGGCTAGAACTTAACGAGGCCGGAGAAAAGCTGAAAATGACATGGGAGAACATGGGTAAGTCAGCCAATGATATCCAGATTCTTTCCGACCAAATGTCGTATTTACGCAGTGAGACTGGTGCAACCGGTGGCGAAGTCAACAAAATGCAAACCACCGTTGATACCATGACGCATGGTGTCACAAGTAAAACTCTCGTCATTAGTGCTGGTATTGCTAGCATTGCCACTGCTTCGCACAAAGGCGGAGACGGCATGGACGCTTTGTCTAAGGCGATGACGCGAGTCGTTGCTTCAGGTGATTTAACCACAACCAACCTTGCCAAACTTGAAAAGCAGGCTCCTACCTTAGGTGCACAATTAGCCAAAGCTGCCGGAGTCAGTCAGGAGTCATTTGCAAAAATGGTTGCTGACGGGAAAATAAAGTCTGACGACTTCATGAACTTGGTTTATAAAGTTGGGACAACAAGCAGAAGCACATTTGATCAATTTGGAAAAACTAGTGAAGGTGCCCTTGCGCAGCTGTCCGGTAGTTGGACATCAATCAAGGCTAAGATGGCAGCACCACTGCTTAATGTCAAGAATAGTGGCATGCAATCACTTGCTGGAATTTTGACATCATCTGTTGTTCAAAGCGCCGCTACTACACTAGGTAAAGGGCTGGCAACTATTGCTAATTGGGCCAAGAAAGTTCTTGACTATGTTTCCGCACACAAAAAAGATGTTACCGATATTGGTAGTAGCTTGTTGAGCATTGCAAAAACTTTTGGATTAGCTGTCTGGAAAACAATTGCATCTACCATAACTGGACTGGCTAAAGGATTTAATTCTTTAACTGGAAACTCACAAAAATCTGCAAGCCCACTGCATCAGGTAGCAACAGCCCTAAGCAACATTGCCAAGAACAAGAGTGGCATTCAGACACTTGCCAAAACGTTGTTGGGATTATGGGTAACGACAAAAATTGTTAAATTTACAGCTGCAGTTGCTGGTGCTTTAAAAGGCTTAACAGCTCTGAAATCAATCAAAGATTTTGGTGCATTGTCCAAACTTTCTGGGGCTGGTGGACTTGGTGGAGCCACAAAAGTATTAGGCTCGCTGAAGCTTTTGTTAACTGGCCCCGGTGGCATTGTTCTTGCTGTTGCGGCTGCAGGGTTGGCATTCTATGAAGCCTATAAACACATAAAGCCATTTCATGATGCAGTAAACAATGTGGCAAAGACTATTGGTAAAGCTCTAAAACCAGCATTGAAGGCTGTTGTTACTGGTGCGCAATCAATGTGGAAAAGTATTCAACCAATTCTCAATCAGATTGGCAAGCTTTTTAAAACAACTTGGGACTTAGTTGTTAAGGTCATTCAAGTGGCATGGAAAGCGATTAAGCCAATTGTTGACTTGCTTGTTGGCTTAATGAAAGGCAGCTTTGAGCTAATAGCCAAAGTTATTGTTGGCCTGTGGAAGGGCACATGGGGCATCGTTGGGGCGGTACTAAAAGCTGCATGGTCGCTGATAAAAGATGTGCTAGGAACTGGGATCAAAGTTGTTACAGATGTGTTGAAAGTCGGGCTGGATTTGCTTTCGGGTAACTGGGGGAAAGCGTGGTCTGATATAAAACACACTCTGGGTGATGTCTGGAATGGCATGAAAAAGATTGTTGGCGATGTATTCGGCGGTATTCATGGTGTTATCAAATCAGTTTTGGGTGCGATTGGCGATGTTTGGAATAGCGCTTGGTCAGGAATGAAGTCTTTCTTCGGCGGCATATGGGATGGCATTAAACATGCTGCATCAGATGGCATGAATGCTGTTATCAACGTTATTAACGGCGCTATCGGCGGCATCAACTGGGTTTGGAAAAAGTTCACTGGCAAAGACGCCCTGAGAAAACTATCACCTGTTCATTTTGCCACTGGTGGTACTGTCACCCAAAAGATGCATCTTGTCATGGTCAATGATGGTACTGGACCTGATTGGAAAGAACTTTACCAGCTACCAAATGGGCAAATCGGTATGAGTCAACAGCGTAATGCCACAGGACTATTACCAGAAGGCACTCGTGTCTTCAATGGGAAAGAAACTAAAGCCATCATGAATATGGCTGGCGTTGAGCACTATGACTTAGGTGGTGTAATTGGCGGTGTTGGCAAATTCTTTTCTGGTGCTTGGGACAAGTTGGAGGCCGTTGGTGATTGGCTTGCTAACCCAGTCGGGAAAGTAACCGATTTAATCAAGTCAAGTATTAGCGGCATTTCCGGCGGTGTTGAAATGTTTAGCAACTTAGCCGGTGGTGTTATTAGCAAATTGACAGGCAGTGTTGTTGATTGGTTTAAAAAACAACTGACAAAGTTGCAAGACACACTAGGTGCTAATCCCGGTGGGGCAGGCGTGCAACGTTGGAAGCCATATGTTATTCAAGCTTTAAAGGCCAATGGATTTGATGCCTCGGCATACCAAGTTGCTGCATGGATGCGAGTTATCCAGCGTGAATCAAATGGTAATCCTAGGGCCATTAACTTGTGGGATAGCAACGCCAAAAAAGGCATTCCGTCGATGGGACTTGTACAAACCATTGGGCCAACGTTCAATGCGTTTAAGTTTCCCGGCCACAACGATGTTTATAACGGCTATGATGATCTGCTTGCCGGTATTCACTACATGAAGTCCATCTACGGCTCTGGAAGTTCTGCCTTTGCTCGTGTCAGTGGCCCTGAAGGCTATGCCAATGGCGGCTTGATTACACGGCCAATCCATGCGCTTGTTGGCGAAGATGGTCCAGAAACAATCTTGCCGTTAACTAAAACAAGCCGTGCTTGGCAACTATTGGGACAGGCTGTTACCAACATCAATCACAACTTGGGTAATGGTGAGGTTGCTGAAAGCGAAAGCAGCGGTACAGATGATTTGGGAAAGAAGTTGGACAATATTGCTGATCTTCTCACGAAACTTAGCTTTGTTCTGCAAGTTGGTGACGACCAGTTTTATCCAAAAGTTGCACCAAAAGTTAAACAATTCAATGACAGAACAGACAGGTTCAATGCTTATTGGAAAGGAGGAACCGTTTAATTGAAACAAGCAGGCGTGAAAATCACATACGCTGGAATAGATATTACCCAATGGATGTATGTGCAGATGGTCAAACGTGATGTAGGAACTAATCACGTCAACACAATGCAAAAGGTCGGCATCAGCGATGGTCAGATGTTGAAATACATGTCACGGGACGTCAAGACGATTGTGGTAACTGGGATCGTTATGAATGACGATTTGGTACCATTGAGACGTTCCTTGGCCGCTGCTGTTGATGCGGACGAACCACAACAACTAATCTTTGGGGATGAGCCGGATAAATATTATCTAGCCATCGTAGACAGTCAGCCCACCTTCACCGAAGGCTTTCGATCAGGAACAATTTCTATCAGCTTCATCTGTCCCGATGGTGGCATCGCCCACTCGGTAGCCACGAAGACGTTTGACAACACGCCATACAAGGACGTGCCAGTTAATTTTGCCATAGCTTCACATGCCAGTGGATCCAACACGACCTCAAAAGATGCATATCCCATTCATATGCAACTTTCAGAAAATTTGTCAGGGAAGACCATTACTACTGTGGCTAAAGTTATCGTCACCAATTATCAGGGGAAGGTAGATTCCACTAATAGCCTGGGGCCATATATTGATGTTAAAGATGGTCTAAGTACAGGAGTGTGGTTGGGATTAATTAACCGGATTCTCATTACCGGAAATGGCGTTTATACATCATCACCCAGAACAATGACCAAAAATTCGTTAACGGGAACGGCCAATCAGATTGATGTTGAAATGTACAATCTGAATGCCACCATCGAAGTCTGGATTAAGGTTGAAATAGGCACCACAGCTTCTCCGTGGTCGCCTAACCCGGCTGATCCTGAATACTATGCCGACACCATCACGGTACACAATGGTGGGACTTATCCTGTTGAGCCAGTTATTACGGCAACTATGCATGCTGATAACGGCTTTCTAGGATTTGCCAATAGTCAGGGCGGCGTGCTTCAATTTGGCAACCCTGAAGAAATTGATGGCTATACCAGCGAAGAAAGTGAAGTTGCCTTGAATTTGGCAGCCGTTCAAGGATCACACATGGATAATCAAGCGGCTTCGAACAATCTTTACTGGGGAGACAACCCAGCTACGCCAAATGAACAGATTGGCAATGCGATTTGGACACAGGACAGCTATGATGGCTGGAAGGTTGAGCCTAATTGGCCCAGCATTACTGGCGACCACAAGTATTGGAATGGGCCTTCAATCAAACACAACCTTGCTCAGACACATAACGGTAACTTTAAGAGCAATCTGACTTGGGACGTTATGACACGCTTCCAAACTGGTGTCTCAAAGGTCGGTTCACTCGAAACAACCTTAGAAAGTGACGGCAAGCCAATCTTTCAGATGATACTGAAAGACAATAGTGCACTGTCTGACCAAATATGGTGGATGTGTTACTACAAAAATCAGCTAGTCGTCAATGAACAGTTGGATCGCAATATCTTCACTAACGACAAGTTCATTCAGCTGGAATTGCAGAAATTTGGTAATTCGGTTGTTTTTAGAGTGTCACCATGGGTTGGCAATCGAGGACGAGAGACGACTATTACCCGTCAATTCACTTTTGCGGACGCTGCTAGTGTCGAGACTAAGCAATTTTCAGCGTGGTTTATGCGAGACAAGACATGGGGCGAATCGACTATGTATCTGATTGCGTCTACCGTTAAATGGCAGAACGTAAGCTGGTATACAGATATTAAGAATCGCTTCAGCAATGGTGATGTAATTACGGTCGATGTGGCTAATACCAAAACTTATTTCAATGGCAACGAAGATCGTACCTTGCATACATTAGGCAACCAGTGGGACAAGTTTCTTTTGCCACCCGGAGATACCACCATTCAGCTCATGCCATCAAGCTGGGCACAACCATTTGCGTGTGAAGTTGGTTTGAAGGAGGCGTGGCTATAAATGGAATACTATTTCTCAGACCGAAAATTCAACATCATGGGTGTTGCACGTACAACCGGAAAAGGCGAATGGCTGGTTAGCACTGATAGTGAAGTAAAAGCAACTGATGATAGGCCTGCCATTGCCTTGACCTTGACGATTCCATTTAAAACTGAGCAAGAGCAGGCCATTGATGAAATGGCGGCTGAAAACAATTTTGTCTTATATCAGGATGAAGAAGGCAATGGACATCAAATGGTCATTGCCAGTGTTACTCACGATACATTAGCACATATTCATAAAGTCGTTTGCACGGATGCAGGTAACGATCTGATGAATGAAGTGGTGGGTGCCTATACCGCTGACAAAGCCTATACTATCGCTGATTACATCATCAGGTTTACGAATGATTCTGGCTGGGAGATCGGCATTAATGAATTTCCTACAGACGTCAGAACACTTACATGGACAGACGAAGACACTTCACTTAGCCGCATTAAATCAGTCGCAAAAGATTTTGATGCAGTGCTTAGCTTTGGCTTTGTTTTTGTAGGTACGACTGTCGTAAAACGTGTTATCAATATCAGACATGAGGAAACTTCCGACAGTTTAATTTCTTTTGAGATGAACAAAGACATCAACAATATTGTGAAAACAGTTGATATCTACGACATGGAAACCTCAGTTAAGGCCTATGGTGCTACACCTGACGGTTCAAACGATCCAATTAATTTGATTGGGTATAGTTGGACTGATCCAACCGGACAATTTGTACTTGACCAGTACGGATTCTTGCACGACACCATTGCGGTACAGAAATATTCACGTTTGTTAAGCAACAGCAACCCTAACCCAACACAGTCTGACTGGAATCGGGTTAAAATATTTGAGTCAACTACTCAAGCCACGTTATTGCAGGCGGCCCTAGCAGACTTGAAGAAGTATAACCATCCCAATGTTAACTATCAAATTGATTTGGCAAATGCCCCCTATGTGCCATTGAACCAAACGGTACACATTGTTGACGAGAACCAGAATCTATTTCTTTCTGCGAAAGTGTTGTCAGTTGAACGCAGCCGCGCTAGTCATTATACCAAGCTCACTTTGGGAGATTACGCAAATGAGCAGCCTAATTTGTATTCTGCGCTTAAGGATATGGCAGTTAAGATTGAAAATATCCCTAAAACCGTTCAATACTACCCATGGCTCCGCTATGCCGATGATGATCAAGGAACAAATATGAGTGCCTTCCCAAGTGGCAAGAAGTATATGGCAATCGTTTGGTCAAATGAGACATCCGTACCAAGTGACAATCCGGCAGATTACGCCGGCAAGTGGGCATTGATTCAAGGGCCACAAGGCGGTAACGGAAAAGGAAGCTATACTCACGTTGCATACGCTAACAGTATTGATGGTAAAACGGACTTCTCGACTACTAATGGTAATGGGAAAATGTATCTTGGCATATACGTTGACCAGACCCAAGCTAATAGCACAGACCCAACTAAGTACTCGTGGGCGTTGTTCAAAGGCGAACAGGGTCCTCCGGGCATTCCCGGAAGCAAGGATGTGCCATACACTTACATTCAACTTGGCACGCCCGCTAGTCCCAAGAAAGGTGATTTGTGGTGGCACGGGACAACGCTTAACGATGCCACAGCATTGCAATACTACAATGGATCAACTTGGATTGACCAAAGTATCCAGCAAGCGATTCTAAATATTGAAAAACTTGTTGCAATCGAAATTGACAGTGCAACCATTAATTCTCCTGATATTAATGCACCATTCAATCACACTGCTCTTAGCGATGCCAATTTAGGAAAGTTCAGCAGTGGCAACACCAGTATGCAATATGGTCACGTGAATATCACAGGCAATATTGAAAACGATCAAGGTACGGCTGATGGACACACGCTGATTAGCGACTTAGGACCATCAGGATTTATCAGTCGTGAACGAACACCTGACAATTCCGGTGATGTTCAGTATGCTAATTTGCAAGGTGGCAAGCTCAATCTTTCAACATTAATTAGCGCTGAAAATGCAGCCACAAAAAAATATATCCAATCTAAATTCACTTCGGCAGACAACGTGACATTTTTCTACGTCAATACAACCGCGCTAAGCAATATTGATATTGATTACGCATATATTTACTACACGCGACGTGGAAATTTGGTGACCGTCAACTTTCAAATTCACACCATAGCTAATCAGTACAATTATTTGAGGATCGCAGATATTAGACCCGGTTATACACCTCTTTTAACAAACAAAATTGTTGCAAGCTGTTTGAGCTTTTCAGATCCCGGACAATCTACAGCTATGTATTCAAGCACGCCAAGCGGAGGAACGGTCGGTTGGTATAGCAACATTTCCAAAGCATCTGGCAGTTATGGTGGATCTGTTTCTTATCTAACAAAAGACGATTATCCAACGGGCGATTCATTTTTTGCGTAACTGGGAGATGACATTATGAAATTAAAAGTGTGGACAGATAGCAATAATCGGCTGCTTAGTTGGGCATATGCTGATGAAAACAGACCAGTAGGGCCAACCGATGAAGGATTCGAAGTTATTGAAGTGGATAAGGCAGTTGGTTTGTATGAAAACCACGCCAGCATTATTGACGGTCATGTCGTTCCTGATGCTGATTATGACCCAGACGCTGATAGACCTACACCTGAGCCGTCTGCGGCTGACTTAGCAAATGCTGAAACTATGAAGATGGTTGCTAGTCTAACTATGTCAAACTCAGCTTTGATAAAGCAGGTGGCAACATTGACCAAGGAGGCAAAATCGTGAACGCATATAAACCATTAATTATCAGCTACTATCAGCAAGGAATCTACAGCAAGGATGACTTAGCCTTGTTCGTGAGTGTCGGCTGGATTAGCCAAGCAGAAGTAGATGAGCTTGTTAAGCAAGTCGCCAGCAAAAGCTAGCGGCTATTTTTGTGGAATGGAAGTGAGAGAGTGACATTTTTTGGATACACGATTGGTGACTGGGCGGAGTTCATATCAATCATAGGGGTGGGCATAAGTGCGGGCAGCTGGCTGTTCAAAAAGATTGCCTTAGATCCATTGCGTTCTGATATTCAAGTGCTTTCAGAGACGATTAATCGTCAGCTCAAGCTGCACGAACAGTCGTTGGCAGACTTGGGACAACATCTGAGGACACATGATGACGAGCTCGGCAGTCACTCGGTTAGAATCACTCGATTGGAAGACCATGTAGGCATTAAAGGAGATAATGATGATGAATAATTTGACAGAACTTTTGGTATCACTTGCAGTAGCAGCAATCCCAATCATTGGGGCTTGGATCTCAAAACAATTGCTGGCTAACAAGCAGGCACTCACCTTGGTAAAGGTATTAGGCCCATTGGCAAACGCAGCCGTAACTGCGGCAGAACAGCTTGGTGTGACACAGGCGATTGACGGTGCGGTTAAGAAATCGACTGCCATTCAGGCTGTGAAAGACGGATTGAAGTCGCTTGGTTTCACCAGCGCAGACGAGCAGACAATTGCCAACGCAGTTGAGCAATCCTACGCGGATTTGAAAGACAGCCTAGCAGAAACCTATCCACAAAAAACGGTCGATCAGGAAACATCTAATCAAGACAAAGTGGCTGCCGCAGCTCAGGCGGCCGCAGACGCAGTTAAGGCTCAGCTGTCACCATCATCTGTTGCTCCACAGCAATAAGGAGGAAACCATGAAACTAAAAACTAAACTAATCACTTTGGTAGTCGCCTTCTTGGCGGCTATTTCTTTTGCCCTGCCATCGCAGGTCAATGCAGCCAAGGGAAATCAGGGCCCGGATTGGGCGAAGTATCAGGGAGCAAGTGGACGATATGGAACAGATCAAGACAAGTTCGTAATATCTCAGATTGGCGGAACTTACGGTGGTACGTACATCGATCAGTGGACGTATGATAGCCAAATTGCTAGTGCCAAGGTGGCAGGAAAACGTGTGCATAGCTACATCTGGTATGGTGTTGGTGCAAGTAGCCAGTTGGGATTAGAAGCACTTGACCGTTATATGCCTCGTATCAAAGCACAGACGCCGAAGGGAAGCATCGTTGCTTTGGACTACGAAGATGGTGCTTCTGGCAATATGGCAGCTAATACGGATGCCATTTTAGCTGGCATGCGGCGCATTCGTTCAGAAGGCTACACGCCCATGTATTACAGTTACAAGCCATATACATTGGCACACGTCGATTATCAGCGTATTCTGAAAGAATTTCCTAACAGCCTTTGGATTGCTGCTTACCGTGATTATCTACCAACTACCAAACCAGACTACGGTTATTTCCCGAGTATGGATGGGGTAGCTATTTGGCAGTACACGAGCGCATTTGGGGTGTCGCAAGGCCTCGATGGTAACATTGATCTGCTTGGTATCACTGATAATGGCTACTCGAGCCAACCAGAAACCCCGTCAGCACCTGTAACACCGGTGCCAAGCCAGCAAGCGAAATCAAATGCAGCCAGTGATTCCGACTATGCGCAAACTGGTGTTTTCAAGCCTTCCACGACTGTTAACATCCGCACTGGTGCTGGTACAGGATACACGGCAGTTGGCAGCTATGTGCCGGGTGAGAGCCTTGTGTATGATCACGTGTATATCCGTGGCACATATGTTTGGGCGCGTTATCTCAGCTACTCCGGTCGGTATCATTATGTTGCCTTGGGTGTTAACGGCGGTGATAGCTATGGTTCGCGCAGTTCAAATGCGCAAACCTATTCGCACATGTATTATACAGTCCGCTCTGGTGACAGCTTCTGGAGCATTGCCAGCAAGTACGGTATCAGCATGTACACACTGGCAGCCAACAACGGCAAATCAATCTACAGCCTGATCTACCCGGGCGAAAGTCTATACATCAGGTAACAAAAATGCCCTCTGCTCGCTAATGCGGGTGGAGGGCCTATTTTTGTGTTGCAAAAATAATTCCAAAAATAATTTCAAAAAAGGTTGCAATTACTTACATATATGGTACTATATAAATGTAAAGAAAAGCAAAAGGCAAGAAGCCTAGGAGGGCATACATCATGAAAAAAGTTCAGTTCAGCACCCCATACGAAGACCAAGTAGAAGTAACTGTTAATGGCGACAAGTACGGCACTCTAAAGTTCGACCGCGAACAAAATGAATGGGTTCTATGGCCAGTATCTATCGACGATGGTGTCAGCTACTCGGATGATCTAGCAGAGACACAAGAAATAATTACGGACGAAATCCAAAGCTACAATGAAGACTAAGAAAGGTAACCCGCTTTGGCGGGTGTTTTTGGTGGGAAGAAAATCATGGCGGGAATTTTAGATAAGTATCTTGAGGCATACAACCTCACGCGCTATCGGCTAGCAAAAGAGAGCGGCATCAGTCAAACAACCTGGTTTAACGCCAACTCACGGCCGCTAGATCGTTGGACGGTCAAGCAAGTACGGGCGCTCGCGGCATTCACTGGCGTGTCATCAAGTACGGCACTGCGGAAGCTGGATGAGATTGATCGTGCCTGATTTTTGCACTAAATCATCAGTCACCACGATTTAATAACTTGCTTCTGGATGCTTATAGATTTGTCAGTCAAAGGGGACAAAAAGGGGACAAAAAAGGTGCAGGCACTGATTCATAGGAAACTATAATGCCTGTTCGCGGCACTTATTAGCATTCTTTAGCCTATTTTAGCTTTCAAGAATGCCTTTAAATCAACGATTAAGCCCTTCTAGCTTTTGTTAGGAGGGCTTTGTTTTTGTTTTAAGGGGGACAAAAAGGGGACAAAAATATTCAAAGCCGATCCATGGCAGCCGTGGCTTTTAGAGCTTCCTTCTTTTTTTGAGAGTCTAAAAGATGACCGTATACTCGCATCGTAATTGTGATATCTGAATGACCAAGGCGTTTTGAGATGTAATAGATGTCAATGCCCTGACTAATTAGGTAGCTAACGTGGCTATGACGTAGGCCGTGGAAAGTGATTTGCTTTTCTTTTGGGATCCTCGCTTCGTCTTGCAAAATCGCAAGTGCCTTATTACAGGCTGTATCAGTAATGACCGTGTGCCACTGATTACGCATGATCATTTGATCGGGATCTCGGTATCCAGTTCGCAGATATGCTGCCATCTGTTCTTGATGAACTTGTTCGAGTAGCTTAATAACGGCGGGGGAGACTTCAATATCACGTACAGACGATTCCGTTTTAGTCGGCTTGAATCCAGTCCCGTACTGGTGGTCCCAAGAACGAGTAACATGTATCACGTTGGTCGTGGTATCTATATCGGGCCACGTTAGCGCTAGAACCTCTGAAACCCGCATGCCTGTCATTGCACCTAGATAAACTGCAAACGCTCCTATGCTTCGATATGAAGCCTTCTCGGCCGCCTCAGACTTAACCTGCGCAAAGGCGTCTTGATCAAGCACTTTGACTTTGCTTCCTGAACGGATTCCACCAACCTTGGCACCAAAAGTGAAGTCAGAAAAGAGCAGACGGTCATTGATGGCTGCCTTAACCATTGACCGGACGTAGCTATTCATCTTGCTAACAATATCCTTTGAACGTTCGCGTGGACCTTTGCGTGTGGTCTCTTTCTTGCGGTCCTTACCAGCGGCAAAGTCGTTCAAGAAACGTTGCCATTCGATTGGACGGATTGAGCCAAGCTCACGACCGTCAAAACGCGACTTCAGATGTTTTCTTAGCAACGTGTATCTATATTCAGTATTGAGGGACTTATCGCCTGATTTATAGGCATCAATCCATTGATCCCAATAATCCAAAAACAGCGTTCCAGCTTTTGAAGGATCGCCACCGCGTTTGAGGTCATCTTCCACAGCTTCTGCAGCATCTTGCGCAGATGATTTCAACCGATACCCACCGTGTGAAGCAACCAACTGTTTACCGGCGGAATCCGTATACTTAACTCGGTATTCCCAATACTTGCCGCGTTTCCTAAATGTTGCCATCATTTACACCTCCTTGTGCTATAATACAAGTAGGTGCTATTGCATCTACCATACAATCATGGATCTATAAGGCGTCTACCCGTTCACTTTAGCCAGTGGGGTAGGCGCCTTTTTATTTTGTATCCAGCCCCACTATCCGGCTTGCACGGGGCCGCCGCTTGCGTGGGGGAAGGTACTAAAAATATAGGTGATGTTTATTTGGCCTCGTATTTGAATCCTCCAAAAAGCGAGGATTTAGCAAGCTCGTTGCCTGAGCTATCTTTAACAGTCACTTGTTTTAAAGTAACTTTGTTGCTTGGCATAGGAGAATATTTTTCATAAATGTTTTTTCCTGCATCCCAAGCAGCTTTTACAACATTTTTTAGCTCAGCGTCGTTAAGCGAGAGAGCGTCATCGCTCAAGACTAATTCTATTGTTTGCGTGTTTTCGTCGTATGTAGCAGCTGTTATTGCGTTTTGAGTTTGCTGTGGAATTCCGGAAACCGCTTTAAGAAAGTTGTTGTAATTATTATTTTCATTAGTGCTTTGCGCTGATGCTAGGCTTTTACTTTCAGATTCCGCAACGGCTTTGCTGCTAGCAAGTGCTACTTTCTTTTTCGATTCGGATGCGTTCGTCAATGAGCTTGCTTTTTTTGATTTCACTTTAGATGAAATGGCTGAAGAACTTTTGCTTGTTGTAGCTGATGATGAATCATCATCCCCCCATGCACCCGACAACCCGCCGACAATAGAAATACCCATGATAACGGCTATTGTAATTGCCCACCAGCGTTTGTATATTGGCTTTTTCATACCGTTTCTCTTCATAATGAATCCCTCCAAAAAAATTCAGCTTTTAACGTCGATCAGGTTTTGGACGTATTATTTTTATAGAACTACCGTGTACACGACGACTTTGCCAATGATCTTGATGTTCTCTTCTTCAAGGTCTTCATAGGTATACATGATAGGACTAAATCTTTTGTCGGTGGAATCTGGAATAAAGGTCACAATCTGCTTTTGACGATCATTATAGAAATATTTGACTGCGTAGTCACCATCATCTGCAAAGACAATTATATCACCGTCTTTAAGATCTTGAATGTCGTTGTATTGCTTGACTGCTATTAAAGATCCGTCCGGAATCGTTTGATTCATTGATTCGCCATTAATATGCATCATCAAAAGATCTTTGTCACCGGCGTATTTTCCAAGAACCTTGTCGGATATTTGGACAGATTCGATCTCGTCTGAAGTGAAGGGGTCAACATTGCACAAGATTCCAGCCGATATCTCAGCGGGAATGTATGGATAAGAGTGAACATTTAGTTTTTTGACTTTAAAAGGATCTACAGGAGAAACTCCTATTAAGCTTTCCGGAGTTGTATGAAGAGCACTTGCAAATTTATCAACATAGTTTAATGGAAACTCACGTGTTCCATTGAAATAGCGAGACACAGACGATTTTGCCATGTCAACACGGCGTGCTAGTTCACTGATTGAAATCCCTTCACGGTTGCGAAGATCATTCAAAGTCTTGATTATTTCATCATTTGTTTTCATGTATCTCACCTCAAGAATTATTTTAACACCGTTCCCGATTGTGCACAATAGGCGCACAAAAAAACGATATCTGAATATTTTTTTGAAATAATCGTTGACACATGGGAACACGGATGATATTCTTTAGATGTTCCCAAAAGGAAACGAAAGGAGGAAATCAAATGACACTAAATTTAAAACGTCTTCGCGCTGAACGTATCGCAAAAGGAATGAACCAAGATGAAATGGCGAAAGCTATGGGATGGCATACCCGCTCTTCGTATGCTAAGCGTGAGAATGGTATTACAACAATCAGTGCTACCGAATTAGTAAAAATGGCCAGCATTTTGGGATATGGCGCCAATCAACTGGATCTTTTTTTTACAGATAACGTTCCCAATAAAGAACGAAAAGGGATGACAGTATGAACCGATTACAGCATTTTGATTTTAAAGGTCAGCAAGTAAGAACGGTAGTTGTTGATAATGAACCAATGTTTGTCGGTAAGGATGTGGCCGATATTCTCGGATATCAAAACGGAAGTCGTGACGTAAACACCCACGTTGAAGAAGAAGACCGGCTGAAGTACCAAATCGGTACCTCAGGTCAAGCACGCGAAATGACCATCATTAATGAATCTGGATTATACAGCTTGGTACTTTCTAGCAAGCTACCAACTGCGAAAGAGTTCAAGCATTGGGTAACACATGAAGTTCTCCCATCAATCCGTAAGCATGGTGCCTACATGACGCCTGAAACGATTGAGAAGGCCATCTATAATCCAGACTTCATTATCAATCTGGCAACGCAGCTAAAGGACGAACAAGCCAAAACAGCGGCACTTACGGCTGATAACGAAACAATGAAGCCTAAAGCGTTGTTTGCAGACGCAGTAGCCACAAGTCACACAACCATCTTGGTCGGTGATCTTGCCAAGGTGATCAAACAGAACGGCGTTGACATTGGTGCCAAGCGGTTGTTCGCCTGGTTACGTGAGCAAGGATATTTGATCAAACGGATTGGTGCCGACTATAACTCGCCGACACAACGCGCGATGGAGCTAGGCTTGTTCGAGGTCAAGGAGACGGCAATCAGTCACTCGGACGGCCATGTAACAGTTCAGAAGACCCCAAAGGTGACCGGCAAAGGCCAGCAGTATTTTATCAACAAGTTTCTGCAAAAGGAGGCTATCTAAATGAACGGACGCACACAGGAAAAACTAGAAAATGCCGTTACAGAATTTGTTGTTGCTCAACTGAAGAACAAAGGAAAAAGCCCCGAGATGGTGGCAGCCATCGCGGAGCTCATCGAATCACTTAGCAAGAACTAAATACAGTATATCGGCGCCATTAGCTTGGAGCGAATCAGCATGGCCAACAAATGAATAGGTAATTTGATTTTCCAAGTAAATATTGGAAAAGTCTTCAGCTTTAACAACATTTTTATCCATTCCTAGGCAAACCACTGATTCAAAGTCTGGGATTTCTTCCGTGTTGCCATCGCGGAAATGAACAGTTAGATCCATATCAATCACCTCCTTCCCACCAGATTATCTGCCAAGGGGAGGCCAAAAGAAAGAAGGAATCGAAATGATAGGCAAGAACGTCAGCGATTTAATCACAATTTCGCGACATGACTTGGATGAACTTGTCAGGCAACGTGTTGCGGAGGCATCCAGACAGCCAACGGGTTTCACAGCGAACACTCTATTTACCGGTATCGCAATAGACCCAAACGACATCATGACGATCAACAAGCGCCACGGGATGCCTGAAGACCGATTCGGGGTATCTAGTTCGGTTTATAGCAGGCATCAATATGATGACGGAAACATTATTAGAAATGATGGATCTAGTGCCAAAGAACTGCATGACAAGCTTCGTTTTTTAGCGCTTGCAGTGGTTGGAGAAACGAAGAATGGACTGGTTACACGTGCCGACATCTCGACAGTACGAGAGGCGTACTCAAAATTCAGGGATGATTTCTTGGCCCTGTACGATGATCGAGCCGCGAAGCTTGCCAAAGAGTGAAAGCAGCCAAACAAAAGGCAGCCTAAGAAAAAAACCACAGGAAAGGAGGAAATGCCATGCCACTGTTGCAGGTTGTTGAAGATGATCAGATTTCAAGCAAAAAGTATTTAGCGGTTGATGAAGAAGAACTGGCAAAGATGATCAAGGAGAACCAAGAGTTAAAACGCAAGCTAGCAGCACGAGGCATGTGGACGCTCACCACCGCAACAAGCTATGTCGAAGGACATAACAACACGTGGGTAGTTAACAATATCTTGAACGTC